CACAGCGGTAGCAGTTTTGGATGTAGATGATTATGCAAACGCTAGTTATGGCAAAGTCTGGACTTTAAAGAATTATTATGTAGCCAGCAATAACTCAACAAAAGTATTTGAAAATCAAGCTGGTTTCTTTGATTCAACTACAGCAATCACATCAATCCAAGTTACTACTCCTGGCACATGGTCAGGTGGAACTTATGTCCTTTATGGAGTGAAATAATGCCTAAGCCAATTATCAAAATCCACAACACAGAAACCGATGAAGTTATCGAGCGTGAAATGAACAATGCTGAATATGCAAATCATCAGAAATCGGTAAAAGAGTCTGAGGAAAGAGCAGCACTAATAGAAGCAGAAGCAGCTTCTAAAGCTGCGCTCCTCGAGCGTTTAGGCATTACAGCCGAGGAAGCCAAGCTCTTACTGGGATGACTCCTAAGTTATGCAAAGCCGGACAACAGTTAAGGCTTCAGGTCGATGATTCTTACAGTTCAAGGGATAAGTCCAGCGATGGGTGGCTTGGCGATTACCGTCATTCAACGCGTGCTTCTGACCACAATCCTAATGAACAAGGTATCGTCAGAGCCATTGATATTGACCGGGATCTATCTGGTAAAGCAAAGCCAGACCTCATGCCTGACCTTGCAGATCAGATTCGACTCTGCGCAAAGTCTGACAAAAGAATTAGTTACATCATATTCAACGGCAAAATTGCTTCCCCTCGCATGGGGTGGCGCTGGCGCAAGTATTCTGGAATCAATCCGCATACTAAGCATTGCCATGTCTCTTTCACTAAGAAGGGCGATGCAGATGGCTCGTTCTTTAATATCCCAATGATAGGCGGAACTGTATGAATATGAAGAACCCAGCAATCCTTACAGCAGGAGCGTTCCTAGCTGCATGGGGAGCATCTAACTTTGCACTCGATTATCGCTCAGTTCTTTGGGCGGTTCTAGCAGGCGTGTTCGGATACGCAACTCCTAAGAAATAATGAGCGCGGTAGATTACTCGGCTATTGCCGTTGGAATTGTTACTGTCCTTGGCGGCACAGCTGCGTTTCTACAGTTTCTAGTTAAACATTACTTAAATGAACTTAAGCCCAATGGTGGCTCTAGCATTAAGGATCAGGTCAATCGACTAGAAACGCGTGTCGATACAATCATCGAGCTGTTAGGTAAGTAACACTTTATCTATGGCAAGGAAGCGACCAGTCATAGACTTAGATACTTATAGCAAGCTCGATGCTTATGCCATTGCGCTAAATGAGTATTACAAGTCATTACGCAGAGCAGGATTTACAGAGACTCATGCCTTCTGGCTGCTCTCAGATCGTGAATCCTTCCCGGACTGGATAATTCCTGACCTACCCAACCGGATAGACAATATCCCATACGAGGATGATGACGAGGACTAAATGAAGCGAATCGTTATTCTGAGCGATTTACAGGTCCCCTTCGAGGATGTCCATGTAACCCAGAACATAGCAAGATTCCTACAGAAGTTTAAGCCAGACCAGACAGTAACTATCGGAGATGAAATTGACTTCCAAACCATCTCTAAGTGGAGTGAGGGAACCCCTCAAGCCTATGAGCAGAGCCTTGGCGATGATCGTGACAGATGCGTCGAGCTGCTCTGGGAATTGGGTGTTACTGACTGCATCCGAAGCAACCACACAGATAGACTTTATAACATTATCATGAAGAAGATTCCCAGCTTCTTATCCTTACCAGAGCTGAAATTCGAGAAGTTCATGAAGTTCGATGAACTAGGCATCACCTTCCATAAGAACCCCATGAACATCGCTCCAGGCTGGATAGCAGTCCACGGAGACCATACGCCTATTAAGAATCTAGGTGGCCTTTCAGCCTTAGAAGCAGCCCGTAGACACGGCAAGAATGTCATCTCAGGACATACTCACAGAGCAGGCCGTAGCGCCTTCACAGAAGCTTCTGGTGGCCGTTTAGGGCGTGTTCTGCATGGAGTCGAGGTTGGCAACCTAATGGACTTTAAGAAGGCCGGGTACACAAAAGGTTCTGCAAACTGGCAGATGGCGTTCGCGATTATGTATGTCCATGGATCTATGGTTCAAGTCGACCTTATTAACATCGAGAAGAATGGAACCTTTATAGTTCAGGGGAAGGTCTATGGCAGGCCGCGAAAGTGACTTGGCTTACAGCCTAGACGATGCCATTGACGAGGTGGAATTGTTACCGTTTCGTTATCTAAATCTTATCGACCAAGAGCTGCCACTAGGGTAACTTTCTCTTAGTGCCGAAGTACGGCGCGAAGGGAGCAAGATGATTACCAATCACGATCACATAGTATTACTTTCGATGCTTATCGGGTCATTGCCTGGATTCTTAATTGGATACGCCAAAGGCCATGAACACGGCAAGATTCAGGGCAAGATAAATGCTCGCCGTTTAATCAAGGCTCAGACTCAGCACCAGGTTAATCGATGAACGCCCGTGATTTCCTCAACGAAGCGAGAGCTACTATCCAAGACCGAGGACTTGATTACGGTCACCCATCGGACAATATGCAGCGCACCGCCGCACTCTGGAGCGCATACCTCGAAATGCCAGTTACAGATTATCAAGTGGCGATGTGTTTGGCATTGGTCAAAGTCGCAAGAAGCATGGAATCTCCAAAGCCAGACAATTTCATCGATGGCTGTTCGTACTTCGCAATATCCGGTCAGCTCCATATAGAGGAGAATGAGTTATATGTTTAATTTAGATGATTACGAAACAGTCGAGGAACGCCTAATCAAATACTGGAAGGATCACCCAGATGGTCAGATTCATACGAAGTTGCTGGATTCAACTACTACTCGCTTTATCGTTGAAGCTAGTATCTATAGAACTGAAGCAGACTCTAGGCCTTGGACAACTGGCCTTGCTGAGGAAACAGTCCAAGGTCGCGGAGTTAATGCTACTTCTGCCCTTGAAAATTGCGAGACAAGTGCGATTGGTCGCGCACTCGCAAATGCAGGCTACGCTACTAAAGGAAAGAGAGCGTCTCGCGAGGAAATGTCTAAAGTTGCTGCAAGCCAAGAAGTAAAGGCTAAGATCGAGCAAGTAAAGGCTAAGATGGCAGAGACATCAAAGGAGTATGTTCCAGTACCAAAGGAGAGTGATCCATGGAGTCAGTCATTCGCAGCACCAGTTCAGACCTTAGAGACGGCGGTAGAGATGGTGAAGGATGTCCTTGGTGGCACTCCAGTAGACGAGAGCTGTATTCATGGTGCGCGTGTCTGGAAGACCGGAACCTCTAAGGCAGGCAAGCCTTGGGGTCATTGGAAGTGCATGGCTCAGATTCTAGGAGATGCAGAGCGTTGCGAGCCTATCTGGTACGAGATTGATAAAGAGACCGGACAATGGAAGCCACAGGTTAAACGATAATGGGATACATACAGTTTCTTAATCAAGATGGCGAATGGGAAGAATTCCCTAATGAAGAGCAGAGAGCCAATTTAAGGGCTAATGCTGAACTACTCGAGGAGATGGGTTACAAGCTGATATGCCAGTTATGTAACAAGTTCCCTACTAGATCACAGATTCGCAGTCGATACTTATTGCATGAGTGGACTTGCGAGGACTGCCATACAGTTAATTCGGCAGGCAAGGCATGAGCCATACATATAACTTTAATGCCGGTTCATTTGGCTGGACTAATTGCAGCATCTGCGATAACGATGTTATGTGTAATGAATACACCCGAGATGATGGGTTAGTAGTCTGGTTGTGTAAGAAGTGCGAAGATAAACTGCATCTATGACACGACACAGAAAAGACCGAGGATTACGCACGGAGCGAGTCGTTGCTAGTTATCTCCAGCAATGGTGGCCCCATGCAGGAATCGGTCGAGGAGCTGGAAAAGATATAACCAATGTCCCGTTCGACATCGAGGTTAAGGCTAGATCGGCGTTCCAGCCATTGGAGTGGCTGCGCCAAGCAAGCAAGCGGGCGGATGGCAAAGAGCTACCGTTCGTGGTGTGTCGTATGAATGGCCAAGGAGAAGATGCTTCCGAGTATCTGGCCTTTATGCGGTTTGCAGACTTGGTGCAGCTACTTCTTCCAATTTACGGAGATATACATAAAGATTCGGTAGAATTAGTCCCTGAAAGATGCACACTATGTGGATCATGGAAACTAAAGGATGTCCCATGCCGGACTTGCAAGGTATTTAATGCCAATTTATGAATTCGAATGTACCAACGAGGACTGCGAAGCTAATTTGCGGTACGAGAAGGAGTTATCTATCCATGAGCCACATTCCGTTAAATGCCAGTTCTGCCACTCAGACATGGCCAAAATCTACTCAGTCCCTAATATCCAGTTTAAGGGGTCAGGATTCTATAGCACCGATCAATAGAGCTTACATGCCGCCTAGTGCTACCGATGACTGGGCTACGCCTCAGGCGTTCTATGACAAGTTAAACGAAGTGCATGATTTTGACCTCGATGTAGCAGCTTCAAGCACTAATCACCTATGCGATGACTGGTTTGGCTTAGACCATCCAGATGAGTCCAGGAGAAACGGCTTAGAGGCTAAATGGACAGGTCATGTATGGTGCAACCCACCTTATGGTCGAGGTATCTATGACTGGGTTCTAAAGGCTTCTCAACATCATGATTTAGTAGTAATGCTATTGCCCGCTAGAACAGACACCAAATGGTTTCATGATCTAGTTCTGCCTAATGCTGAAGTTACATTCGTAAGAGGCCGTATTAAATTCGGAGCAGGATTAGCCTCAGCCCCATTCCCATCGATAGTCGTGGAGTTCCCATGCTGCGGATAAATAGTTATGCACACCTGTGGATAAGTAGGGTACGAAACATCACTCCACGCTCAGGACACGCCGAAGTTATACACATGCTTGACTGGCTCGGTACACTCTTGGCTAGAGCCCTCAGGGGCTCAGAGCGGGCGCTTAAGCGGATAGCCCGCTCGGTAGCAATCGTTATTGGGATATCTCTATGCGTACCTATGAGTCACGCTACAAGTGGCTCAATAGATGCAATACATCCAAAAGATTATGTACGATTAGCATTACCTAAGAAAGAAGCTATATGTCTATCAAAGTTAATAGGCAAAGAATCTGCTTGGAATCATAAAGCAATAGGCAATCTCAATAGCCCTACTAAAAGCTATGTTTATGGATTACTACAGCTAAAGAACCCTATTGTTAAGGACAAGAGTCCAATCGAGCAGATACACTTTGGGCTTAAGTACATCGATCACAGATATCAAGGAAATGCGTGTAACGCATGGGAGCATTGGAAGGTTAAGGGATGGCATTAGTAATAGAAGCTACAGTTCAATGTAGTAGATGTTCAGCAGAGACACCAGAGTCAGAGATATTAGAGCTTGGCTCATGGTGGGTATGCGGTATCTGTTGGGATGACTTATGAGAAGGTGGTTCTGTTGGCTATTAGGTCATCGTTATGAAGGACTTAGTTATGAGCATATTCATTATGCTTACTGTCGACATTGCTTAGCGCATATCTATGTCAAGTCTTAAAGGTACTGGGTCAAGTAACAAGTGGCGCAAGATTAGGGAACAGATCATCAGACGAGATGGATGTTGCCAGATGTGCGGTTCAGATGAACGCCTAAGCGTTGACCACATCGTGCCAAGGACTTTAGGTGGAGACGATAACCCTAATAATTTGCAAGTATTATGTTCCAGTTGCAATTCATCTAAGGGGGGTAGGTTTTTTGATAGGGGAAGGACACCCC